GGAATACATTGGTGAAGATTGCGCGGTTGTTACAGGCGACACCGAATACGAAGAACGACAGCTTGTTAAACAGCAAGTGCTCTCAGGAGAGAAAAAAGCCATTTGTGGCTCACGGCAAATCTTTTCAGAAGGCATATCTATTAACAGCCTCAGCTGTGTTATCCTAGCTGCTCCAATGAGCAACGATAGTTTACTAGAACAAATTGTGGGACGTGTACAACGTATGCACGACGGCAAACTAGATCCACTAGTAGTAGACATTAACTTTGCTGGATATGCAGATAAAAAACAAAACAATGACAGACTTGCGCTTTATTTACGTAAAGGCTGGCAGGTAATAACGGTATGATAAATTTACACTTGTCAAGCGTTGGTTATTGTAGTATAATATAGTCTTAGCAACACATTATGGCCCTATTCTTCAACTTAGAACTACTGGAGTCTGAAACCAACTGTGACCCTAAATTAATGCTTTTAATGTTGGAACGGCACTTTGGCAAAAAATTAATACCGAAAAACTATCGCGACACAAATAATTACCGCAACCTTGTCGGGCACAGTTTTTTGTTAGATGCCGCTTCACTTTTCAACGACCCCACGGATATAGCTTTTAAAGCACAGTATATCCGATTAGCAGGCCGGAGGGACTATAGCTTATACAGATTGTACAAAGTTACTTACCTAGACTTAAGTTATTTTAAAGACCTAGACTTAAACACTATTGCATTAAATCCCTTGCTCCAAATAAAACAAAACAAAATATATTTCAAATACGAGAATTAACACATGGCAATTTCATTTAAAAACACCAAAGGCAAAGCTATTTCCAACAAAGTTGAGGCTTTTGAGTACAAAGACGGCGAAAACACAGTACGATTGATTGGTGGTGTACTACCACGTTATATCTACTGGCTAAAAGGCGCAAACAACAAAGACATTCCAGTTGAGTGCTTGGCTTTCTCTCGTGACAAAGAAAAATTCGACAACATCGAAAAAGATCACGTTCCAACTTATTTTCCAGATTTGAAGTGCAGCTGGTCTTACACAGTTAACTGTATTGACCCAAAAGACGGCAAAGTAAAAGCACTAAACCTGAAAAAGAAATTGTTTGAGCAAATCGTGAGTGCAGCTGAAGACTTGGGCGATCCAACTGATCCAGATACTGGTTGGGATATTGTGTTTAAGCGTACTAAAACAGGCCCGCTGGCTTTTAACATCAGCTATGACCTGAGTGTGTTGCGTTGCAAACCACGTAAGCTAACTGATGCAGAACGTGCAGCAGCCGCTGAAGCTAAATCCATTGATGAAAAGTACCCACGCCCAACAGAAGCCGAAGTGCTAGCACTGTTGGAGAAAATTACCACAAACAGTGAAGACGGCGAAAGCGGCGATGAATCCGCACAAGAAGCTGTTAAAGAACTAGGTTAATTAACACAAGCCCGTTAGATCTAAAAGGTTTAACGGGCTTTCTTATCTTATACATAATGAAAATACTTTTCACAGCGGATGTGCATATTAAACTAGGTCAGAAAAACGTTCCGCTAGACTGGGCTAAAAATCGCTTTAAGATGTTTGTTGAGCAGTTTGGTGAAATGCAGGCGGATGCGGATTTGGTAATCGTAGGTGGCGATGTTTTTGACAGATTGCCAACAATGGACGAAGTAGAACTTTACTTTGACTTTGTGGAGTCGTTTACTAAGCCAACGCTTATTTATCCTGGCAACCATGAAATGTTGAAAAAAGACACAACTTTCTTAACACACTTAAAAAAGTCTACACACCGCTTAAATCCACTGGTAAGTGTTGTTGATGACTACTATGAAAATTGTGGTTTTGGCGTAGACATTATTCCTTACAACAAGCTAAAAGACTTTGAGAAGCACGGCTGTGACTTAAAGAACCGTATTCTTTGCACACACGTTCGTGGTGAAATCCCGCCACACGTTAAGCCAGAGCTTGACTTGGAGTTATTTGATCGCTGGAACGTAGTACTAGCAGGCGACTTGCACTCATATGAAAATTCTCAAAGAAATATTCTATACCCTGGTAGTCCTTATACTACTAGTTTCCATCGTTCCAGGGTTGATACCGGTGCTATTCTGCTTGATGCTGATAGCTTGGAACATACGTGGCTTAAGTTCAACTTGCCGCAACTCATTAAGCGAACAATCGCCGCAGACGAGACGCCAGTTCCTACAAGTTTTGACCATACCGTCTACGAAGTGCAAGGCGATATGCAAGAACTCGGAGAACTAGCCGATTCAGAATTAATTGCTTCAAAAGTACTCAAGCGGGATAGTGATAGTGCGCTAATGCTAGATCCTGAAATGTCCCTAGACGCCGAAGTACGAGAGTACTTAACTTATATACTAGAATTACCGGAACCTACTGTAGACAAAGTTTTAAAGGAAATGCAAAATCATGCAGAAAAACTCTCCTAAATCAGCACAAGTGTGGTCACAAACTAACTGCCCAGCTTGCACCGAAGCCAAGCGATTACTAGACCAACTTGGTATTCAAATCGAAGAACGCATGTTGGGCGTTAACGGTTACACTAAAAAAGATTTAATTGACGTGGTACCACACGCACGCAGCGTTCCACAGATTTTTGTAGACGGTGAGTATGTGGGTGGCTTGCAAGAATTAAAACGAAAACTCCTAAATGATAACAATAAAAACACTAGCATGGTCTAATGCCTTTAGTTACGGCCCAGACAATGTAATCGACTTTTCAGCAGCTCAACTAACGCAATTGGTAGGTAAAAACGGTCACGGTAAAAGTTCTATTGCACTTATACTAGAAGAAGTATTATTCAACAAGAATTCAAAGTCAATTAAAAAAGCTGATATTATTAACCGTTATGTTGACGACAAGCACTATGAAATTTCACTGGTGTTTGAAAAAGACGGCACGGAGTACACAATTAAAACTCGCCGTGGCTCAACACAAACTGTTAAACTATATCGTGGTGCCAGTGACATTAGTGCTCACACAAGCACACAAACCTACAAAGCCATTGAAGACATACTAGGGTTTGATCACAAAACGTTCTCACAGATTGTTTACCAATCAAATGCAGGTAGCCTAGAGTTTTTAACAGCACCTGACACAGCACGCAAAAAGTTTCTGATTGAAATCCTAAATTTAGGTAAGTATACTCAAGCACAGGAAGTTTTCAAAGAAACTTCTCAAGAATTGAGCAAAGATATTGCTAAAGTGCAGGCACAAGTTGCCACTGTAAATAATTGGCTAGACAAATATGCCAAAACTGATCTTACGGAAAAGCCACTGCAACCAGTGCCCTCAATACCAGACGAGTTAGTAACTAAAAGTGCTGAACTAGAAACGCAAATTAGTGGTCTTGACTCTATTAATAAAAAGATCACTCAAAATAATACTTATCGTCAGGTACAGTCTAAGATCAAACTGTTTCCTATTCCTGAAAAGCCAAGTGAAGATACTAAGCCACTGATTAGCGAAAGTGCACAACTAGACAAGCAAGTAGTTGAACACTCAAAAACAATTCGCGATTCGCAAGCATTTGTTAAAAAGATTGCCGCCTTGCACGGAACGTGCCCGACTTGTTTGCAGGAAATTGATGAAGCCAAAATTGCTGAATTAGTAGCTGAGCAGCAAACTATTCAGCAAAGTGCAGAAGCAAGCAATGCAATACTTACAGCACGTATCAGTGAACTGGACGCACTACGCGCAGATATTGCTAAACGTACTCAGGTGTGGGAACAGGCAAGTAAATCTCGCGAAGAGTGGGAAAAGTATCACGCACTTATTGACACAGAGCTATCAGAAAACTTATTAGATAAAAATGAGTTAGACTCAAAGTTTCGTGCATTGCAAACGGCAATTGCCAATTTAAAAACAGCAATTGCACAAGCCGAAAAGCACAACCTAGCTGCTAGCACGCACAACGCTCGCGTAGAATCACTAAGTGCTCAGATAACAGAAATGAATGCCGAGTTAGAAACCTACAGCAATAACTTGCATGAGTTGTCTGAGCGTATGAGCATTGTTAACGTATTAACTAAAACGTTTTCAACCACTGGATTGGTTGCTTACAAAATTGAGTGCTTGGTCAAAGACCTAGAAGAAATCACTAATAATTATTTAGTAGACCTAAGCGACGGCAGATTTCAAATTGGTTTTAAAATCTCGGCTAGTGATAAGCTAAATGTTGTTATCACTGATAATGGTCGTGATATTGAAATGCTTGCACTAAGTGGTGGTGAGCGGGCACGAGTAAACGTAGCCACACTGTTGGCAATTCGTAAATTAATGCAGACCCTAAGTTCGAGCAGAATTAATTTATTGATCTTAGATGAAACTGTTGAAGCGCTTGACACTGACGGCAAAGAGCGTTTAGTAGAAGTTCTATTAAGCGAAGAACACTTAAACACCTTTTTAGTATCACATGGATTTACACACCCACTACTAGAAAAGGTAAATGTTGTTAAGCACAACAACATATCACAAATCGAGGTATAATATGATTAAAATTGAACGCAGCACGGCAACAAATGCTACTATTGTGCGAAACGGTGCGCGACAACCCGTAACACTAAACATGACGGTTACAGCAGAAGAACTAGAAAGTTTAACTGCCGACAGCGGTAGTATCGTGTATAGCATAGACGAAACGGAGGTTAAAACCATTGACTTTCAGCCAGCCAAGCAACTTACCACAGGACCTATTATTGATACCGCGCCAGTTGCAGATACCCTATCGGCCGCCCCGGTTGCCAAGCCAATCATTAAACCTGCACGTAAAACTACCAAAGAGACGCAAGCGTAATGGTCGTTGATGCCCGTGCAAAAGGTGCACGTACCGAAACCGTAGTGCGTGATCTACTACGCAAACACACCGGTTTAGGGTGGGAACGAATACCTGGTAGTGGTGCTTTAGATGCAAAACACTTACTAAAAGGCGACTTATACGTTCCTGGCCGCACTAACTTGTGGTGTGTTGAGGTAAAGGGTTATGCAGAAGATCACCTTACATCACACTTGCTTACCAGCAAAACTCCTCAATTAGTGGAGTTTTGGGAGCAAACTATACGTCAGGGCCAGCAAGTTCAAAAAAAGCCACTGCTAATATTTAAGTTTAATCGTAGCAAAATTTTTGTGGCTTTTGATGAAATGCCTAATTCACAAAACTACCGTTGTATTTACTACAATCACGAATCGCATGAATTTTATGTTGCACTACTAGAAGACTGGTTGCAGCATGAGCAACCGGAATTTGTAACTTGAAATACTTTGGTTTTTAGTGTATAATATACACTTAACCACAAAAATACACCATGAGTATTACATTTAAAAAAGCCACTGAATCAAACAACACACTATTAGTTGTTGATGCCCTAAACTTAGCGTTTCGCTACAAACATTCGGGTGCCACAGATTTTGCCACTGACTACATTCGCACAGTTGACAGCCTAAAGAAAAGCTACAAAGCTTCACACGTTATCATTGCATGTGACCAAGGCAGTTCTGCTTATCGTAAAGCTCTTAGCCCTGAGTACAAGCAAAACCGCAAAGACAAGCAAGAACAGCAAACAGATGCTGAACGCGCAGCTTTTGAACTGTTCTTTGAAGATTTTATGCAAACCATTGCCACAATCGAAACTACAACCAGCTATCCAGTACTAAAGTTTCAGGGCGTAGAAGCTGACGACATTGCTGCTTACATTGTATCGCAAAAGTCTAAACTAAGCACAGACGATATTTGGCTGATTTCCTCAGACCGAGATTGGGACCTATTAGTACAACCGGGTGTTAGCAGGTTTAGTTACGTTACACGCAAAGAAGTTACCATTGACAACTGGAATGACCACTATGAATTCAATCCTGAAGATTACATTAGTATTAAGTGCCTTACAGGTGACAGCGGCGACAATGTTGCTGGCGTCCCTGGTATTGGGCCTAAACGAGCAGTTTCACTTGTGGCTGAGTATGGCAGTACTTACGACATTATTGCAAGTATTCCACTACCCGGTAAGTACAAATATATTCAAGAACTAAATCAATGCCGCGACTTGTTACTACTCAACTACCAATTAATGGACCTGGTAACACACTGTCGCGAAGCTATTGGTGAAACCAACATTAACCAAATTGACCAAATACTAGAACTTTACTTAAAATGAATAATGGATATTTAATTGGCAGCAGCAACTTAGCCGACTGCGTTACCGGACCATTAATTGACTGCCAACTACAGCCAGGTGCATGGCTTCCACAACGTGCACACCCCACTGATGCTGGAGCAGATTTGCGTGCACTTGAAAAACACGAGATTTATCCTGGAGAACAAAAACTTGTTGATACAGGAGTAGCGGTTAAAATTCCGCGAGGGTTTGCAGGCTTTATTTTCAATAGGAGCTCGCAAGGGAAAAAAGGCATTACAATCCCGCATTCGGTTGGAGTCATTGATTCCGATTATCGTGGAAATTTAAAAATTTTGCTAAAAAATATTTCAGAAGACCCTTATGTTATCGAGCCGGGTGATAGAATTGCACAGCTTGTAGTTCAGCGTGTAGAGCTTCCCACATTCCGCGATGCATGGAATGACACACAACGAGGTACTGGCGGATTTGGCAGTACCGGACAATAAACTAGAAAGAGAATTGATGACAGCAGTAAGCACACGAGCACAAGTAATCACACGTCGTACATATAATCGCCCAACCTCAGACGACGGTAAAGAATTTGAAACATGGCAAGAAACAGTTGCCCGAGTTATTGACCACCAAGAGTGGTTGTGGGAACGGGCAGTTAAGCGTGAACTTAATGATATAGAGTACGCAGAATTATATGATCTTGAACAGTTAATGTTAGATCGTAAGGTATTAATGAGTGGACGTACACTTTGGCTTGGTGGCACAAACGTAGCTAAAACTCGCGAAGCATCGCAGTTTAATTGCAGTTTTACACACGTAGAAACAATCTATGACGTAGTAGATGTGTTGTGGTTATTGTTGCAAGGTTGTGGCGTTGGATTTAAACCAATCGTTGGTACGCTAAACGGATTCTCAAAGCCAATAAAGAACATTCGAGTAGTGCGTAGTACTCGTACTGAAAAAGGCGGTAATGAACACAACACAGAAACTTGGGATGCTGAAACAAAAACTTGGACTATTCAAGTCGGAGACAGTGCAGAAGCTTGGGCAAAGTCTATTGGCAAGCTGCTTGCGGGTAAGTACCCTGCTGATACTTTGGTTCTTGATTTTAGTCAACTACGACCTGCTGGTGAAAGGCTAAAAGGATATGGTTGGATTAGTTCGGGTGACTCGGCTATTAGTACTGCTTATACTGCTATCGCCAATATCCTTAACGGCAGGGCAGATTCGCTACTCACCAGAATGGACATCCTCGATATTGTTAATCATCTTGGCACCATCTTGTCTAGCCGCAGAAGTGCTGAAATCGCGCTATTCGACTATGACCAACCAGAGTGGGAAGAATTTGCAGTAGCCAAAAAAGACTGGTGGTTGCACAACAATGCTCACCGCACACAATCAAACAATTCGCTTGTATTTAAAAAGAAACCACTAAAATCTGACTTAGAACGCATTTTTGCAATGATGACTGAGGCGGGTGGAAGTGAACCAGGATTTATCAATGAAGTTGAAGCACTCCGACGCGCTCCATGGTTTAAGGGAGCCAATCCATGCGTTGAAATCTTACTCGGTAACAAGGCTTTCTGTAACCTTACCGAAACTGACATTGCCAAGTTCAAAGGCGACACTGCCGGCTTGCACAACGCTATACGATTGGCAGCTCGTGCCAACTACCGACAAACCTGTGTTAATCTTCAGGACGGCATTCTTCAAGAATCTTGGCACCTTAACAACTATTTCCTACGACTTTGCGGTGTAGGTTTAACGGGTATTGCAATGCGACCTGATATGGGTTCGTATGACTATGAGTACCTAAAGCGTACTGCTACATCGGCCGCTGTGGGTATGAGCCTAGAACTAGGACTACCTGCCCCTAAAAATGTAACTTGTGTTAAACCGTCAGGTACCTTGAGCAAGATCATGGATACAACTGAGGGCGTACACAAACCACTAGGAAAGTACATTTTCAACAATGTTCAGTTTAGCAAACATGACCCGGTGGTTGAAAAGCTACGTCAAGCGGGTTACCGTGTTATTAATCATCCTGTTGATGATTCTGGAGTTCTTGTTACGTTCCCAGTAATGTGGGACGGAGTTCCTTTTGATAAAGTTGACGGCAAAGAAGTTAATCTTGAAAGTGCTGTTACACAACTAGAGCGCTACAAGCTATTGCAAACTTCGTGGAATCAGCAAAACACTAGCGTAACTATTAGCTATGATCCTAGCGAGATTCCGGCAATTATTGATTGGTTGTTAGATAACTGGGATTGTTATGTTGGTGTAAGTTTCATATACCGCACAGACCCTACTAAAACAGCTAAAGATTTAGGATACTTATACTTACCACAAGAAGTTGTGGATGAACAAACATACCGTGAATATGTTTCCACAGTTAGTGAAGTTGATTTAAACAACACTAACAGTTTCGACGAAATCACCGACGCAGAATGCGCAACCGGTGCTTGCCCAATTAAATAATCAAAATCTATGACACAAGAAAACCCAACATTTACATTTACATTTGATCTTAACGAAGCCAATGCTATTTTAGCCGCACTACAAGAGTTACCTGCTAAAGTCTGTAACCCTATTTCGGATAAATTAAAAGCTCAGGCTCAGCAACAAATTACAGCAATGCAAGGTGTTGAACAAACTGCAGAAGTTGAAAAAGCAGCTGAATAATTAGCCAAACAAAAAGCCCCCGCGTCGTAAAACTCGGGGGCTTTTTTGTCGTCAAAATTTCACAGCCTGCAACTGTGCACTTGCCCAAAAATATCCAGCATAATTTCTTATTACCGTGCATTTTAACTCCTGGAACCCTAAAAGTAAAGTTGCGGTACATACCATTTTGTTGTATAATTATATCAGTTCTTAAATTTTAAGGGCTGCGCGATGATACGCAGTATCATATACATCCACTACAGGAATACTACACACTATGGATGATACAACGACTGGCGTACCTATTTCTACAGCAGCAGCTGAAGAAGCAATGGAAGCGCTTAAAAAACAAGCTAGTTTTGCTGAAGATTACTACAAAAAACTAGCATCTCAATTTAAAGAAACCTTTAAGGAAAATAAAATGGCAGAAATTATGACACCCGGTGGAATTATGATGGGCGGTGGCGGCGGAGATATGTTTGGCAGTGGCGGCGGTTTAATTGGCGGCCTTATCCTAGGCAGTTTACTACGCAACAACGGAAACTTATTCGGCGGTAATGGTGACGGTGGCGTAGGTGCAGTAGCTACTCAAGCTGGCGTACAAAGCGTTGTTAACCAAAGTGCTATTCAACAAGAACTAGCAGATCTAAAAGCTGCTGTTCCACTAGCTGAAGCCAGCCTACAAGCCGCACTAGCAGCACAACAAAATGCACTACAACAAAACATTTTTCAAGCACAAACTGTAACTCAAGCAGGTTTTGCTGCCCAAGTACAAAACTTAAATCAAATTGAAAACAACGTTTTACGTGAAACAGCAGGAATAAACGCAGGTATAGCTAATGTTGACCGTAACCTAGCGGTTCAAACAGGCGTATTAACTGCTGTTGTAAAAGATGACGGAGAAAAGACTCGTGCACTAATTACTGCACAGTATGAGGCATCTCTAAATCGTCAACTTAGCGATGCTAATGCAGAAATTATTGCACTTCGCAACAAGCAAGAACTAGCTAGCGCAACTCGCGGTGTTGAAGTTACTACAACTAACAACATCAACCAGATGCAACAGCAACAACAACAACAGCAACAGTATGGCCAACTAGCCAACCTAATCTGGAGCTTGGGTCAGAACATTCAAAACAGCAATGCAGCAATCAATGTTGGAAGCGGCACACAAACTGCTAACCCAGCAAACACTAATACTAACATTCGTTAATTAGGTTAAAGCCCCCAAGACCACAAGTCGTGGGGG